GCGTCGGTCAAGGTCGGCAGGCCGCCCAAGGCGGCCGGGAGCCGAAGATCCAGCGGGACGATCTGGCCGGCCGGGTTGACGGCGTAGCCGAGCCCCAGCGGCTGGAGGATGTTCGCCTCGATCCAGTCGTGGAGGTTCGCCGTGTCCGCCAGGATGAACCGCACGATGCCGAACTTCCCCGCCAGCGCGGCGAAGGCCGCGCTGGCGTAGGGCACAGTCCGCAGCGGATTCCCGCTGCCGTCCAGGCGCCCGAACTTGCCATCGAGGAGGTCCTGCCAGAGCTGGATCGGATCAATGTCGCCGAGGAACAGCGGTGTACTGTCACTGGCCCGCAACCCGGAGTAGAGCACCAGGGCGCAGGTCACATCATGGTCGGGCAATGGGCCTGTCGCGCCATCGGCGGGGCCGAGGAGTGCCACTTCTGTGACGTGGCCGTGCCCGTCGCCGAGGACATCCTGCACATGGAGCACGTTGACCGGATATAGATATGTCGAGCCGCTGTGGGCGCCGCCGAGGTGCTTCACCCGCGCCCAGATCTCGGGCCCATCCCCGAACGCGGGGCCGCCCGCCCCGAGGGGGAAGACGAAGTTATTGTTGACCCGGTTCGCCTCCCATGCCCCGAAGAGCGCGCTCATGCGATCGACGACCACGTTGGCGGGATCGCGTTGGCTTGAACCGGTGAGGATTAGGGTTCGCATGAAGACATTCGTATCTGCAGACCCGGCGGCGGCGAGGAGCAGGCCGCCGTTCCCGAGCGCGGCCGCGGGCTGGAACGGCCCGTAGACCGCGGTGAGACCGAAGGGCAGGAGCTGTTCGCGTGCGACGTAGGTGATGCTGACGTGCGGATCGCCCGTGAAGGCATCGATCGTCGAGAGTTCGGCCGAGGTGTCCCAGAACGTCAACAGGAAGTAGAGCGGCTCGCTCTGATCCACCTGCTGGACGCGCCCCGTGAACCATGTCGCCCAGGTCGCCCCACCGTCCCGGCTCTCCTCGATCACGCCCAAGAGCCCCTTGAGTTGCTCCTGGCCGCTCGCATCGCCCAGGAACTGCACGAACCAGCGCGCCGCGTTGGAGCCGCCCACTGTCAGTCGCGTGTCCATCACCTTGACCGTGACTTGGCCGGTGTCCGTGCGCTTCAAGAGGACGTCGAGGACGCCGCGCTTCCCTTCGGGCTGCTCGAGGCAAGGCTGGTAACTGCCGTTCCCGTCGGTGATGCCGGCCATCGTGGCCAGCAGGCACTTCGTCCCGCCGCCGGTGGCCAGGACCGTGACGTCATCCGCCGCGTAGAGGCGCAGGCGGTAGCCGACCCCGTACGTCGCCACCTAGAGCGCCCGCATCTGGGCCAGCGTCCGCACACCCGCCGCGATGCGGAGGGTGCGAAACGCTGCGAACCCGCGATCGGACCCGTCGCCGGCGTCGTTGAGGATGAGGTCGTTCCCCGCCCACGCGGTAGCGAGCGCATCCGCCGCACTCGTCGCGCCGACGACCTCGGTGGCGCCGTTGATGGAACGCCCGAACGTCGTCGCGCCCGTCGCATCGAGTGTCGCGCGCGCCTCCACCGTATCGCCGATGGCGGCGGCGGCCGCGAGGCCGGACGCGACCACCGCCCCGCTTTGATGGTAGGCCTGGTCGTACCCGCCGGAGCGGTAGAGGAGGAACCGCGGCGCGCCATTGGCGAGGTCGCCGATCTGCCAGGAGCGGCCGGTCGCAGTCGCGACGCGCTGCTCGACGAACTGCGCGTAGACCGTCATCGCCTGGGGAACAGGGGCGTAGGGGAAGGAGAGACTATCCGCCGCGCGCGTGACCGTGGCCGCTACCGTCTTGATGTAGCTGCTCGGGAAGGCGGCGTCCTCGACTTGGACGCCGGCGATCAGGAGGTCGGTGAGGCCGCCGCCGTTCTGTGCATAGACGTCATGGGTGTGGGCGGCTGTGCAGAAGGTCGTCTGGACGAGGACGCGGAAGACCCCATCGGCCAAGGCGGTGATCCCGAGGACCGTGCCGACCGGCGCGGCGGCCGTGGCATTCCCGACGCTATCGAACGTGACCTGAATCCGCGCCCGGTACGCGCTGCTGGTGACGTCATAGAGGGCTAACTGGAAAAGGCCAGCGACGCCAGTCCACCGGCAGAGGAGCGAGAGCGCCTTGACCCCATCCCCCGTGAGCGTCACGGCACGATGGACGTCGCCGTTGCCCGTGACGTGCGAAAAGGCCACGCCCGCGTAAGTCGCGTAGGCGTTTACCGCTCCAGCGCCGCCGCCAAGCGTCCAGCCGGTGGCGAGTTCGTCGGAACGGACGACGAGGTTCGTTCGCGCCCCTTCGAGCAGCAGCGTCCGCACGCCGCCGATGAAGTGCGCGTCCCGCGCCACATTCGCCGCTACGGTGCGGACCATGCCCTGCGCATCGACGTACGTGGCGCATGTCGCGGCGTCGGCGCGGGCGAAGGTGCCCCCGAGGTCGGCGAGGCTCGCCCCGGGTCGATACTCGAAGAACAGTCCCCGCAGCGCCTGGTGGAAATCCGTGGTGGCGTTGCAGATCTGGAAGGCGATGTTCCGGAGGATGTCCGGACTCAGCGCGCCCAGCGGCCCCTTCTCGAGCGGCTCGACGAGATAGCAGCCATCGACGTAGGCGTTTGGGTAGGTGGCATCGGGCACGAAGCGAAAGGGGTTCGTGTCCCGGGCCCAATCGAAGAACGCCTGCCAGCCCGTGGGCCCCGAGAATGGAGACGCGAGCGATCCATCACCACCGTCCGGGATCCAGCGCGCGGTACACCAGAGCGTGTAATCGCGGCCGACGATCCAGGCATCCCGGACCCCGCTCGGGCCGACGGCCCACTGGCTCGGCTTCCGGGGCACGCGATCCGTCAGCATGTCGTACAGTGGCTGGCCCACGAGCAGCTGGTTCTGATACCCTATGCCCCAGAGGAACACCGCGTTGGTGGCCACGGTTCAGCTGTTCGCTTTCTTGAGGATGATCTTCCCCACGTTCCGGCCCTGGACGGCGAGGAGCATGTGCGCGAACTCATCCACCTGCCGCGGGTTGTTCGCGTTGAGGGTCCAGCTGCCGCCCTGGACCTCGATTGTGATCGGCCCGCCCTGGCCGGAGAGGTTGCTACTGGCGATCGGCGCGCTCGCCGAGCTGAAACCGCCCCCGTAACCGCCGCCGCCCCCGCCGGAATAGGCGCTCGTGGCCGTGGCGCTGATGATGCTCCCCAGGGCGACCAGGGCGGCGCCGGCCGCGATCATCACGAACGGGTTCCATCCCGCTGCGAACACCTTCACGAGGATCGAGCCCATCTCGATCAGCTTCTCGCCGACGGCCGTGGCGACGGCGCCGAGCGACCCAAGCAGCGATTTGCCCAGCGCCGCGAAGACGTTGCCGCCCGTGGCGATCGACTGACCGATCGCGGCCGCCATGCTGGTGATACCGCGGGCGATCTGGGCGTTCAGCATGCCGGCGAAGTCGTAGTAGCGCTTCCCCGACGTCGTCGCGTCCGCGTACTCCTTGCCCAGCTTCCGCAGCGTGAGGCCGTTCTTGTCGAGGACCTGGTCGGCCGTCGCCCCGGTGGCCGCGATCGCCTTGAACGCCGTCTGTAGCTCCTGGGCGTAGGCGGCTGCCTCGTTGAAGCCCGTCCCGAGCAGGTTCGCTTCCATCCGGGAGGCCGTCATGTGCTCGTTCATCAACCGCAGCGCCTCGCCGATCCGCTCCGCCTGCGTCCGCAGGTTGCTCGCGTTCGCCGTGCCGGTGAGGTTCCCCGTCGGGCCGACCGCGCCGGCCGGGGCCGGGGCCGCGGGCGGCGTGAACGCGCGCCGGATGTTCCGGCCCAGCGCGTCGTACTGCTGCTCCATCTTGAAGATCGTGGTCGCGCTGTTGGCGAGCATCTTTTCATTGAACCCGCGGACCGCGTTGTAGGCGCCGATGAGCCGATCCGCGAGTTCCGTGAAGCCGGTCGCCCGCGCCACCTGGGAGACGCCGAGCAGCACGCCCGCCACGGCCTGCAGCACGACATCACGCACGGTGGTCCAGGCGAGATAGACCTGCTCCTTCATCCAGTTCGTGTACGGCACCAACTGGACGACGGCCCAGGTCAGCGCGCCCAGGGCGAGAACCACCTGGCCGACCGGCGTGAGGACGGCCGCGAGGAGCACGTTCTTCAACATCCCGAGGATCGTCAGGAGGCCGGCGATGCCCGCGATGACCTTTCCCCAGACGAAGACGAGGGGACCGATGGCCGCGACGGCGAGCCCCACGTAGACGATCGTGTCTTTGAGGCCCTGCGAGAGCCCGCGGAACCAGTCGGCGAGCCTCTTGATGTGATCCGCCAGTTGCTTCGCCCAGCCGAGGATCGCTTGGAAGGCCGGCATGAGTGACGTGCCGAGTTCCCGCGCAACGTCGCCCGCGCCCTCCTTGAGCTGCCGCAGCATCACCAGCGGGTCGGTGAGGTTCCGGGCGAAGCTGCCCTGGAGATTCGCCGTCTGCGCCAGGATCATCTGGTAGGTGATGATGGCCCGGGTGCCGGTGGACATCGTCTCGTGGAGACCGAGGAGCCCGTGCTGAAGCGCATAGGCCTTCACCGTGGGCTGGTCGATCACGATCCCGAGATCCTTGAGCCCGCGCGAGCTTCCGGAGAGGCTCCGGACCAGCTGCTGCATGATCTCGTCCATCGACTTCCCCGCACCGCTCGTGACGCTGAGGTCCTCGGCGAGCTTGACCAGCCCCTCGCTCATCTGGAGCGCCGTGCCCGCGCTCAGCCCCATGTCGCGGAACGCCTGCTCGGCGGGCGTCATCGCCTTCCGGATCTCCTCGCCGGAGAGACCAAGTCGGCTCGCGAGCTGCTCGCTGAAGGTTCGTGCCTGGGCGCTCATGCTGCCGAACGCGAGGCCGAAGCGGCGATCCGTGACCTCCGCGTCAGCGGCGAACTTGAAGAACAGGGCCCCGGCCCCGACCAAGGGCAGCGTGAGCCCCTCGGTCATGTTCCGGCCGGTGCTCGTCATCTGGCGGCCGAACTTCGCGGTCTGCCGTTCGGCGTCGTCCAGGCTCTTGACGAAGTCGCCGATCTCGGCGCGGAGCTTGACGACCAGGGTGGCGAGCGTCGCCATCAGCTACCGCGCCCCAAAGCCGTGACCTGCGCGTGACGGCCCCGCGGCCGCCACGCCTGCCTCTGCCCGTGCCGCCGCCGCCGCCTGCAGTTCATCTTCGGCCTCCACCTGGTAGAACGCCTGCCACTCCGCGAGCTGCTGCGCGCTTAGCCGCGCGAGCATGGCGTCGACGTCTACGCAGCCGAGCTCGCGGGCGAGTCGGTAGGCGAAGCGCCGGCCGGGGCGGCCGCGGATTTTCCCACGAGCTCATCCAGGTCTTCGGGCCGCATGCCCGAGAGCCGCTGCGCGACGTCAAAGACGCGGGCCACGGCGGCCGCGCTCTTCCCGCCGAGCATCTCGGCGTCGTCGTCCGTGAAGATCCGCGCCCCACCCGGGCCCACGACCGAGCGCACGACGAGTCGGGCGCGGACGTTGGCGAGGTTCATCGTCTGGGTCAGCTTGCCCGAGCCCGGCTCGCGCCGGCTGACCATGATGCTCCCCTCGTAGTCGTCGCGTTCCTTGCCCGTGAGCCCCCGAACCAGGACCGCGCCGCCCCACTCGGGCACCAGCACCGTCTCGGTCGGGAGATCCGGGGTGGCCAGGATGGCCTCGCGCGAGACCAGCAGCGGCGCCGCGCCCTTCGTTGCGTCCGTCACAGTATCCTCCTCAGAGAGAGCGTCCACCTCTTCGGTTCCGGGCCCCGCCGCGGGACGCCCGGCCGACCGCACCGGCACGACGAGACCCGGAACGCGACCGGGGATCCGGGCGGGGCGCCGGGAGGGACACCCCGCCGGGATCGCCGGGATACGGCTACGCCGTCGCCCGAATCAGCGCGACGCCATCCGAGCCGTTGAACTTCGCGGTCACGGTCACCAGGTCGCCGATGTTCGTGGCGAGCGGGGACCAAGCCTCGAGCATGCCGTTCCCCCGGTACTCCGGGTTGCTCGTGCCGATCACCGTGCCCTTGACGGCCCGGACGATGAGCGCCGTCTGCACGCCGACGAGGGCGAACAGCAGCCCATCGCAGACGCCGACGGCGAAGTCGTTGAAGATCTCGACCTCGATGCTCCAGTCGTAAAGGCCCGCCTTGCGGGCCTTGCTCGTCAGGCCGAAGGTGGTCGATTCCTTCTGCTCGCGGAGATAGTTGACCTTCACCTGGTGCGCGAAGCTGCTCATGTCGACGCTGTTGATCAGGATGCTCGCGTCGGTCAGGACGATCTGGGCCATGGGTGCTGCTCCTCCCGGTTAGATGATCCCCACCACCACGGCGAACTGGAACGACGGCGTGCCGCCGCTGATGGTCCAGTCGCAGCGGTAGAACTGATCCGTGATCGGACCGACGACCGCCGCCCAGTCGCTGCCGATGGTCGTGAAGGCGCTGCTCGTGTACCGCGTCGTTGGGCTTCCGAAGCCCACGAGCGCGGCACTCTTCACCGTGATCGTCAGGGAGCCATTGGCGGCGATCACGTGCACGCCGATGTAGAGCTTCTGTGTCGCACTCGTCGCCCCGAGTTGGCGAATGGTGCCGGTCCCCGTCGCGACCTTCAGCACCGCGACGCCGCTGGCATCCTGGGAGCTCATCATCAGCGTGCCGAGCACCAGCCGATCACCGGAGGCTTCCGCTTTCACGGTGAACGGCAGCAGGTCGCCGAGCGCGGAGCCCAACTCGTAGCTGGCGTGGCTCGCGGGGAAACTGTAGGCCAACTCGCCGTCGGCCCCGTTGTTGTTCGAGGGCGCGATCGTGACCGGGACGCCGGTGAGGCCGATCTGCCCGAACATGAGATCCGAGGGCCCGCCGCCGTTCCAGTAGCCGTGGTGCTCGGCCGTGGTGTCGAAGAGGCCAGGCTTCCGGGCCTTGCTCAGCATCCCGAAGGTCGTGGCCTCCTTCTGGTCGCGCCCGTACTTCAGGGACGCGCCCGCGAGGTCCCCGGTCACGTCGTAGGGCCCCATCCAGATGTTCGGGCTGACGAGCGTCACGATCGCCATGGCGGCCTCAGTTCCGGTGCATCACGAGGAAGTCGACCGCGACGTGATAGACCAGCGCCTCGAAGTCGAAGGAGTCCAACTCCAGCTCCTTGAACACGTCCAGGATCTCGAGCCCGCTCACGGTCGCGCGGTAGCGGCTCAAGGCGGCGCTGGCCTGGTCCGCCGCGACCTTCGCGTCCGCGTAGCTTTTGCCGAAGGCGTTCACCTGCCACCGGGCCTGGAGCACGTTGACGTCCGCGCCGAAGGCGTGGGTGCTGACTTCGCTCACCTGGGCGTAGGTCACGAACGGATAGGCCGTGTTCTGGGCGGCGCGCACGGGGTAGACGCGGCTGCCGACACTGGCCACCTGGGCCTGGAGGCGGGCGCAGAGCACTTCCTCGATCGTCATCCCGCGCTCTCGGTGTAGCGATCAATCTCGGCCCGCAGCCGGTTCCCGTACCGCGTGACCGTCCCGTCCTTCTCGGTATCGTAGGCGGGCCGGATGAACGGCTTCGCCGGCATGAAGCGCGTCCCCTGCTCGTTGAAATACCAGTAGAACGCCTTCCGGCTCACGTCGAGGCCGACCGTGGCCGCGCCCGGTTCCTGGGCGGCTGCGCCGAGGAGGATGTGCTCCGCGAGGAACCCGGTGCGCCGCGGGGCCAGTTCGACCGCGCGCTGCCGCATCGGATCGGCTGCCTCGAGCATGGCTTCCTCGGCGAGGTCGACGTCGATCCCCTTGGCCAGCGCCATGAGGCGCTCCCGCAGCTCGTCGCCGCCCTCGACCACCAGCAGTTCACGGCTGGCCATCAGGTCGTCCCGCCCGCGGCGCGCTCGAGACACAGCATCAGGAGACGTCGCCGCCGGCTGTCGGGATCGAGGGCGGTCTGGATGTCCAGAACGTGGGTGCCCCAGAGCACGCGCATCTTCGGCACCACGCCCTCGATGTAGCGCGTGAGGACGTTCCACCACTGGTTCGCGAGCGTCTGTTCCGCGGCGGTGACCTCGCGCGAGCCGCGGGCGTATTCCACGATCTGCGCCCAGCCCGTGGCGTAGGTCACCCAGTTCTCCTGTTCCTGGCCGCGGCTGTCCTGGGTGCCGGCAAGGCTGTTGACCTGGATGGTGATGGCCGTCCGGAGCTTCCCGGCCTGGAGCGGTCCCTCGAGGACGAGCGCCATGGACTAACCCGCCCTGGCGCGGGGCTCCGGCCGCTGGGTGCGAGCCGCCGTGGTGGAGGGCCCCAGGGTGGCTGTCTCGCCCGAGGGCACCACGACGGCCTTCCCGTCGGCGATGAGGGCGCGCGCCACCAGGGCGTCGACGTCGAGCACCGTGCCCGGTTCGACGGTCGGCTGGTCGCCGCGCAGCCAGGCCCGGAGGAAGCGGACGCGCATCAGCCCTCAGCCACGGGCTCGGCGGGCGGCGTCTCGGCCGGAACCTCGACCGCGGGCGCGACCACGGGCGCCGGCGCGGCGGGCGCCCGGGTCGGGGCAATGATCTGCTCGGGATCCTTGACGGCCATCGTCAGTTCCGGAAGCGGGCACCGGCCCGGAGGACCGTGACCGCGACCCAACTCGTATCGCCGACGTTGGAGGCCCGGATCACCGCGCGGATAAAGCGGTTATAGCCTTTGTAGCCGAGCTTGTACGAGGCATTGTCGACTGTGTCGATCTGGACGGAGTCCGCGGCGGTCCAGCTCCCGGAGACGTCGTCCTGAAGGACGACGTAGCGCCGGTTGTTCAGCGAATCGATCGCGCGACCCACCGTGACCAGGAGCGCGGACGAGGCGTAGTTCGCCAGATCCACCGAGATCCCCGTCAGGACGTTCGCGGCTGCGGCGGCCTTGGGCTCGATGGTGACGGCGGGGAACATCCCGGACGCGAGGTCCGGGCGCTGCATTCGCCACGCGGCCCCGAGCGACAGGACGGCGATGGCGACGATCACGAGGCTAAGAACGCTGGTCTTGAAGCGCATGTCTGAGGGCTCCCCGGTTCGTGCTGCTTGGTGTCCCAGGCGGGGGGCCGGCCCGAAGCGGCCG